CCGTCTTTACCACCTCGAACGGAGCGCTCGTATGATCCGCCCAGAATCGTTCGCCGCCTCCACGGAGGACTTCGCCGCGAACCGCAGGACCATCCACGGGGAGGGGGCCGGGAAGCTGAGGGGCGCGGTGCGCGAGGCGCTGGCCCGGCTCGGCCTGCCCTCCTGGGAACTGCAGATCGTCGACGCCGCCAGGGAGGTGTTCGACACCGCCGTGCAGTCCGAGACCGACACCTTCTCCCAGGTCATCGACGACATGCGCGACCTGTTCGCGCTGCGGCTGGCGGAGACGCTGCAGGAGACCAAGCGCTCGGACAACCCCGAGGTGCAGCTGGAGACCATCACCAACTGGGTCACCGCCTACGCGATCAACGCCGGGACTGAGGCGGCCACCACCGCGGACCCCGACGACGGGGTGGGGCTCGAATGGGTCAGCATGGACGACTCCAACGTCCGCGAACCCCACCGCGAAGCACACGGGCAGGTCGTCCCCACCGGGCAGGCCTTCTCCGTTGGGGGCGTGGAGATGATGTTCCCGGGCGAGCCGGTCGGGGATCCGAGCAACTGGATCAACTGCCGCTGCATGGCCCGGCCCACGATGCTGACCGAGGCGTCCGCGCAGACCATCACGGCCGCAGCAGGTGAAGCCGACGCCGATGTTTCACGTGAAACGGAGAAGGAGGTGTTCACCAGCGCAACGATCATGGCGCTGCCGGCGGACACCGATCCGGTCACCGCCGCCTCCTCCGAACCTGACGGGGCCCACTGCACCCTGCTGTTCCTGGGGGAGACCTCCGCGCTGGACCGGGATGCGCTGGCCAACGCCATTGGCCAGTTCGTCCAGCAGGGCGGGGTCACCGCCGTCACCGACACTGTCAACGGCAGGGCAACCCTCGGGGCAAAATCCGCCGACGTCGTGCTGCTGGACGCGGCGAACCTCATCCACATCCGCAACGGCTTGCTGGAGCAGGACACCATCGCGGAGGCGCACCAGTCTGTCGAGCAGTTCCCGACCTGGATCCCCCACGTCACCCTCGGCTACCCCGAGGCGCCGGCCGCCGGAGAGTTCACCGGGGAGTCCATCACCTTCGACCGGATCGCGCTGTGGTTCGGCGAGGACCGCACCGCCGTGTTCCCGCTCACCGGAGCGGAGCAGGCCACCCCGGACGCGCCGGAGGAGTCCCTGCTCGCCAGCGCCTTCGTCGCGCAGGCCCCCGCGCTGGAGGCCGCCCCCGAGGAGGAGGAGCCGGACGACACGCAGGTGGAGATGGACTCCCTCATCGACGCCGAATCCGCCTTTCCCGACGTCCCCTGGTACGGCGTGCTCGCCCCCGAGGGTCTGCCCTCCGGCGACAAGCGCCAGTTCGCGCTGAACTCGCTGTCCTCCCGGGACCTGCCGCTGCCGCTGAAGTTCCAGTTCATCGACGACGAGGGCCACAAGGGCTCCTTCCCCGTTGGCCGGATCGACCGCATCTGGCGCGAGGACGGTCTGATCAAGGCCGAGGGCGTGTTCGACACCTCTGACCAGGCCTACGAGGTCATCCGCCTGCTCGCCAACCAGATCATGCGCGGCGTCTCCGTCGACCTGGACGCGGTGGAGGGCTCGGTCGGGGAGGACAAGAAGACCGTCAACTTCTCCGAGGGCCGGATCTCCAGCGCCACCGTCTGCTCCATCCCCGCCTTCGCGCAGGCGTTCGTCTCCATCGGGCGCTGGGCCGACGTGAACCGGGGCGAGGCGCAGCCGGATGTTTCACGTGAAACCGGCGAGTTCGACCTCGTGCCGCCCAGGACGATGGATGGCCCCGGCTGGATCACGGACCCCACCCCCACCCACCGGATCACCTCGTACTGGGTCGACGGCCGCGGCGCCGCCAAGATCGGCTGGGGAGCCCCCGGCGACTTCAACCGCTGCCGCACCCAGCTGGCCAAGTATGTGCAGAACCCGGCCTGGCTCTCCGGCCTGTGCGCGAACCTGCACTACCGGGCGCTGGGCGCATGGCCCGGCCAGGCATCCCTCACCCCCGAAGCGCTGACCCGCGTGGACGAGGGGGAGGCCCGTGACATCGCACTGGTGGCATCCGCCGCCCCCAAGATCAGCGCCGACTTCTTCCGCAACCCCGGACTGGACAAGCCGACCCCGCTGACCCTCGGCGAGGACGGGCACATCTTCGGCCACCTCGCCGCCTGGGAGGCCTGCCACATCGGCTTCGAGATCTGCACCTCCGCCCCGCCCTCGGAGACGGACTACGGCTACTTCCTCACCGGGCAGGTGTTCACCGACGCCGGACCCGTCGCGGTCGGGCAGGTCACCCTCGGCGGCGGGCACGCGGACCAGAAGCTGAAGATGCGCGCGGCGATGGCCCACTACGACAACGTCGCCACCGCCGTCGCCGACATCACCGTGGGGGAGGACCTGCACGGCATCTGGTTCTCCGGCCGCCTGCGCGACTGGATCACCCCCAAGCAGATCCACGAACTGTTCGCCGCCGGCCTCTCCGGGGACTGGCGGGGTGTGCGGTTCCGCGGACGGAAGTCGATGGAACTGATCGCTGCGCACGCGGTGAACGTCCAGGGTTTCCCGATCCCGCGCAACGCCCAGTTCGCCATGGAGGGCACCGACCAGACGTCACTGATCGCGGCAGGCTTCCTGCAGCCCGCACCCCTTACTGACCCTGCGCGTATACAAGAACTCAGCAAACTCAAGGCCGCGGTCCGCGAATGGCGGGTCGCTGATATTCGCAAACAACTCACCTCACTGAAAGGAAACTGATCATGGCTTGCGGAGCATGCGCGTCCAAGACCCCGAAGAAAACCACCTACGTCCACACGGACGCAAAGGGCAAGACCACCGTCTACTCCTCGGAGATTGAGGCAAAAGCGGCGAAAGCGCGGCGTGGCGGAGACTACAAGGCGCAATAATCCGCGAATTGCATCCAATAATGTAGGTATTGAACATCGGTTGCGTATTAGGATGAGTTCCAGTAGGACACTCTCCGAGCCGTAGGCCGTGTGTCGACCACCTTGCAGTACCCCACACGCCAACTACGACTCCCAATAGGAGAGATCACCATGGGTAAGAAGTTTGAAGCCCCGAAGAACCTGTCGGAACTGGAGCCCGCAGACCTCGAAGCGGCTGTAAACAGCGCCTACGAGGCTGCTGAAGCCCTCGCCGGCAAGGACGCAGCCGAGCTTTCTGACGAAGAATTTGCCGAACTGCAGGGACTGAACCAGTTCCTCTCTGACGCAAAGGCAGAGAACCAGGTCCGCACCGACGCCCTGAACGCACGCCAGGCCGAACTGGACGCCATCCGCGCCAACATCGCCCCGACTGAGGAAGCTCCCGCAGAGGGCGGCGAAGCTCCCGCTGACGCAGCAGGCGCTGAAGCTGAGGCTGAAGCCCACGCCGCTGAGGCTGAAGCACAGGCCGAGGCACAGGCGGCCGCCGAAGCCCCCGCGCAGCAGGCCTCCATCAAGAAGCCCGCCTCCTTCGCCGCACGCGCAGCCCGCAAGGCTCCCCCGGCCGAAGCCCCCGCCCCGGAGGCCACGCCGGAATCCAAGTTCTCCCTCGTGGCAGGCATCGACGCAGGCTCGGGCTTCACCGCCGGCCAGCAGTTCTCCACCCTGGAGGACGGCGCGGCGGTCATCGCCAAGCAGCTGAACGCGATGCCCAAGGGCGTCCGCGGCGTGCACAAGCAGTCCGCAGCGCTGGTCATCCACCTGCCGGAGAACCAGTTCTCCCAGGCCAACCCGGAGTTCGGCGACCACAAGGACGCCTCCAAGCTCCTGCTCGCCGCCGGTGACGAGTCCCGCCTCGAAGGCGGCTCCCTCGTTGCAGCCGGTGGCTGGGGCGCCCCGTCCGAGCAGAAGCTCGACTTCTGCGAACTGGAGTCTATCGAGGGCCTGATCTCCCTGCCGGAAATCAGCATCACCCGCGGCGGCATCTCCTACACCAAGGGCCCGGTGTTCGCCGACGTGCTCGCCAACAGCACCGGCTTCTGGGATATGACCGAGGCCGTCGCCGAGGCAGGCGTCGAACTCAAGACCTCCCTGCGCCCGGAGATCCCGACCTTCACCGAGGAACGCCTCGACGCTGTCGGTGTGATGATGGAAGCCGGCCTCCTGCTCCGCCAGGGCTGGCCGGAGGTCATCGCACGCTACTCCAGCCTGCTGCTCACCGCACACCAGTACAAGCTGGCCCAGAAGAAGATCGCGGGCATCCTCGGCTTCACCGGTGCCGCCAAGGCCGCAGGCCCGGGCTTCGGCAACGCGCTGGACATCCTCCACATTCTCGAACTCGTTGCCGCCGGCGAGCGCCAGCGCACGTTCATGAGCCCCAAGCAGACGCTCGAGGCCCTGATCCCGCACTGGGTGAAGAACGTGATCCGCGTGGACATGGCCAACCGCAACGGCGTGAACTTCGACGACGTCACGGATGCCCAGATCGACCGCTACTTCACCGCACGCAACATCAAGGTGCAGTGGATCACGGCATGGCAGAACATCGCGCTGGACGCTTCGGGCATCGCCAAGAAGTACCCGGACACGGTGGAGGTCGTCATGTACCCGGCCGGCACCTACGTGGTCGGCGCCGCCCCGGTGATCACCCTCGACACCATCTACGACTCCGTCAACCTCAAGAAGAACGACTACGTCGAACTGTTCGTCGAGCAGGGCATCCTCGTCACCAACCCCTGCGGTGAAGGCGTCCGCATCTCGCTGCCGCTGTACGCCAACGGCAAGCGGGCCCAGGACACCATCACCAACAACTTCGGTACTGCCGCCATCTGATCTGACAGCTGAGGGGGCCTCGTGGCCCGGGGCCCCCTCACTACCACCCCATGAAAGGGGGTAGGCCATGTTCGCACTTGACGCACCGGAGACGAAAGACTCCACGCGCGGCGGCCTGCTGTCAGTAGCCAACGTGATCGACGGCGGGTCCCCGTACCTGTTCGTCGAGCCGCAGGAGTACCAGACCGGGTTCACCGGCACCAACCGCGAGATCCCGGCCGACGGCGTCGACAAGATCTTCGACGAGCGCCCGGAGAACACCGACACGGTCCTGTTCGGCCACTACCGGGGCATCGACCTGGAACTGCTGGAAGGCCAGGGCGTGGGAGGCCCCCTCGTCAGGGAGGCCTTCGAGGCATCGGAGGGCATCGCGGTGGAGGAGAAGGTCCAGGAACTGCTCCTGAACCCGATCGCCATCGACCTGACCCCGACGCCGGGCACCCCCTTCACCAACCTGAAGGCGGCGCTGGGCATCCTGGAGCAGTACGCGGCCCGGAACTACGTCGGCAAGCAGCCCACCATCAGCGGGAACCTGTTCACCACGTACCTGATCCCGGAACTGCAGGCCAAGCCGGACGGCTCCCTGTCCACCATCCACGGCACGCCCATTGCGGCCGCCGCGGGTTTTGACGGGAACGGCCCGGGGGCGGCTGCAGTCGCCGACGGCACCGGCTGGCTCTACATCAGCGGCCAGATCAACATCTGGCGCTCGGCGCTGGGGCTCTACCCCGGCCTGGCGCTGGAGAAGAACAGGGAAGTGTCCCTCGTGGAAAGGCGCTACGCCTCATCCGTCGAGGGCTTCGTAGCGGCGATTCTCGTCGGCACATAAGGAGAGAAACCATGACCATCACACCACGCCTTGCCGCCGACGAAACCTACGTTGACGGCCGTTCCGCGAAGCGGGCCGCTGAACTGATCGGCTATGCCGAAGAGTCCGGCGCGACCGTCCGCACCACCTCCCACGGTTACATCGTCCCCACCGCGATCCTCCCCGAGGGTTTCGACGGCGACGTGCTCACCGAGGAATCCCGCCCGGCGGTCCACACCGAACCGGGCACCGACCCCGACGTGGCGAACGTCTACAACGTCGGGCAGGCCCCGGCGCACGACACCTTCGCTGCAGCCGAGGAACCCGCCGAGGAGTTTGATCCCTCCAAGGCAACCGTTGACGAGGTCCTCGACTACCTCGAAAACGCCGATGACGAGGAAGTCGAGCGCGTCCTCGCCGCCGAACGCAGCGGCAAGAAGCGCAAGGGAATCCTTGACGAGTTCACCACCGATCCCGAGGGAGATAAGTAACCATGGCCATCAAGCAGAAGAAGTTCGCGCCGTACCGCGGCAAGCGGCTTCGCGTCACCGAACTGGACTTCGTAGGCCGCCCGGTCTACGGCGCCGATTCGGTCGTGGTCACCGACGGCATGGCCACGGTCACGATGACGCAGAACACCGAGGAAGGGGAGCCGATCTCCAGCACGAACGCCAACGGCGACATCTGCTGGACCGTCCCCGCCGAGCCCAAGCTGCTCAACTTCGGCGTTGAGGCCACGTTCTGCGACGTGGACTTCGCGCTGTTCGAGAAGCTGACCGGCCACCCCGTCGTCCTCAACGACGACGGCACGATTGTCGGCATCACCGAGGGCACCAAGATCCAGCTGTCGAACATCAACTTCGCGCTGGAACTGTGGACCGGGGCCAACCCCTCCGGCTCTGCCCGTGACGGCGCCGAGGGCGAGTGGGGCTACATCCTGCTCCCGTTCGTCCGCGGCGGCACGGTCGCTGACATCACGGTCGAGAACGGTGCAATCACGTTCGGCGTTACCGGCATGGTCACCAAGGACGGCGCTGCCTGGGGCGCTGGCCCCTACAACGTCGAACTCGTGGGCGGGGTTGCGGCTCCGCTGCACCAGCCACTGGTGTCCACCGACCACCGCCGCATCATGGCTGTGGAGATCGCCCCGCCGACGGCCCGCACCGGCTCCGTGCCGCTGCTGGACCGCACCGACCCGGCCCTGACCTCCGTCACCGCCACCCCGACCGGCCTCTCCGTGGCCCTTGCTCCGGTTCCGGCCGGCACGGACCCGGTCTGGTACGACTTCGGCGACGGCGAGTGGGACCTCGCGGAGACCGGCAGCTACACGCACGTGTACGAGGCCGCCGGGACCTACACGGTCACCTCCAAGCGTGGCTCGTCCACCGTCACCACGTCGGTCACCGTCACCGCGTAGTGAACTGCAGGGGCGCTGGCGGGGGGCAATCCCTTCCGCCGGCGCCTTTGCTCTATCCGTAAGGAACCAGCATGAGACAGCTGATCACCCCCACTCCGGTCATCCCGGCCACCGGCGGCTGGTGCCTGATGTACGTCAGGCAGGCGTTCGGCCTCCCGGCCCGCTACGCCTCCGCCACCGAGGCCTGGAAC